GCTAATAATAATATGATAATCAATTAATAATAAAAAATATGGAAACAAAACAAATGAAACTTATTGATGGTAGTACTTATATAATAGAATTATCAACAAAAGAATTACAAGATCATTTTAATAATACTAATAATTGTACAATAGAAATATTACATCAATTTAATGAGCTATCGTGGTATTCAGAATATTTAACTAAAGATGATAAAGTAATTCTTGATTTAGGCGGAAATATTGGATTATTTGCAATACATGCAACACCTTGGGCAAGTAAAATTATAACTGTTGAACCTACTCCTAGTCATTTTGAATTAAATACGCAATTAACAAGTAAGTTTCCACAAATAGAAAGACTACAAGCTGCTATCTCAAATATAACAGGACAAACTACATTTTATACTTTTTCAAGTAATACAACAATGAATTCCTTAATTAATAGAGGAGGTTCATCATTTAAGATTAATTGTATAACTATACCAGATCTAATTGAAAAATTAAAGCTCGATTATGTTAATTTTATAAAACTTGATATAGAAGGATCAGAAATAATTGCTTTAGATGATAATACCATAAAAGCATTTAGCAATAAAGTAGGTAAAATTTTAATTGAGTTTCATGAAGTAAATGGTGTAGGATATACACAGCAAAGAGCAATATTTGAACAGATATTTATTAAGTATGGCTATGAAACAAAATATTTTGGACCTGATGGATTATACTGTTATAAAAAATAAAATTAAAATGAAAATAGTTTTTTATATTATAATAGGAGATAGTCATTATCATGGGTGTAGAACTGATGAGTTTATTAAATCATTCAAAACATTCCACCCAAATATTGATTTAGTAATTTTTGGTCAAAAAGAAATTAATGAAACTTTTGCTTCAAATCCAAAACTTAATTTTTATAATTCAAAAGCAACTTTTGCTAAAAAATTATATAATGATTATGATTTAGTAGTAAATATTGATGCTGATCATTTAATTTTTGGTCGAATGGATGAAATACTCGAAGGAGATTATGAAGTAGCCATACCATCTAATTATAATACTTGGTTAAATTCAGGAATAGGAACTAATACCTTTGCTAATAATTGTGGAGTATTTTCAAATAATACATTAATACCATATGAGAAATATATACAAGGTGGTTTAATAGCTAGTACATCTAAACTCTTCTGGGATCAATATGAATATGCTAGTTTAAACTATTCTGATTTATTTGGTAATAAAGAAAATGATATACTTAATTTATTATGTCATATGTTACCTTATAATGTTAAAGTATTAGAAGGACATTTTGAATATATAAATCCAAATTTCCATTGTTATTATGGATGCTCATCATTAGGTAGAGAAAATCAAATAATAGTAAATAATGATAGACTTGAATTAGATGGAAAACCAGTAAAAGCTTATCATTTTGCTAGAGGTGGTACTAATAAACCTCATCCAAATCAATTATTTACAGAAGAGGTTGTTAATTTTATATATAATAATATAGTCATATGAGAAAAACTTTTTCAAATTATCTAGAGTCTAAGATTGAACAAGATCCATCAATAGTATTAATTACCGCTGATTTAGGATATGGGCTATTCGATAATATCCAAAAAAAATATCCTAATAATTTTATTAATTGTGGTGCTGCTGAACAATTAATGATGGGTTTATGTATTGGAGCAGCCTATGAAGGAAAAAAACCGGTAGCATATTCAATTACGCCTTTTCTAATATATAGACCATTTGAATTACTTAGAAATTATGTAAATAAAGAAAATCTAAATATTAAATTAATAGGTTCTGGTAGAGATAAGGACTATTCTCATGATGGATTTAGTCATTGGGCTGAAGATGATAAGGATATAATGCCCCATTCATTTAAAAATATTAAATCTTATTGGCCTGAGATGAATAATATATCAACAATATTAGATATGGCTTTTGATTTTAATGGACCGTGTTATATAAATTTAAAACGCTGATGAAAGTAGCATTTTGTACACATGTATCAGATAATTGGTATTATTCAATAGGAGCTGATAAATTATCAAAATCAATACAATATTTCCATCCTGAAATTGATTTTTATTGTTTTGGAGATAAACAGCTAAATGAATTATTTTCTATACATCCGAATATAAATTGGAATACAGTCCACCCATTTATATCATATCAATTAATAGATAATTATGATATAGTAATTCATTTTGATGCAGATAGTATGATTGTTGGTAAATTAGATGAATTACTAGATAAATCTAATTTAGAATTTGATATTATTGGAGTAAGAAATAATAATGATTACAATCAAGCAGGAAAAGATCATTATATAACTAATCCAGGATTAGATCCTCAAAAATACTTAAATGCTGGACTAGTAGCAATTACTAATAAATTATTTTTAGAAGATTGGATGAAAAGAAATATAGCATATGGTAATGATATGCCTTTTCAAGAACAAACTGTATTAAATGAAATAGCTTCAAATTGGAAAACTAAAATTATAGATCCAATTGATTCAGAAGTATATTATGGAATATCAAATTTATTTGGAAATAATACTCATTGGGATAGTTGGAATATGATAAAAGTTATAGATAATGAATTAATATTAAATAATAAGAAGGTAAAAGTATTACATCATGGTGGAGGTCATGGGGCTAGTAAATTAGACTTTAATTTATTTAATGATAAAACTAAAATGTATTTACATAAATTATATGAAGGTATTAATTAATCAACCATTCGGAATAGGTGATATATTATTTTTAAGTCCTTTAATAAAATTAATAGAAGCTGAATATATTATATGGCCAATAGTAGATCATTATTATTGGATAAAAGATTATATATTGATTGATAATTTAACTTTTATAGAACAATCTAAATTTAATAAACAATCATATTTAGATTATAATGAAGTTCCATTTCAAAATGCTCATTTATTATTCCCACAATCTCAAGATTGTATGGAAGCGAAATATAAATTATTTAATATAGATTTAGATATATGGAGATCTTTATCTTTTAAAAGAAATTTAGAAAAAGAATTAAAACTTAAAAAATTATTAGATATAAATCAAAATGATAAATTTATATTCATTAATAATAATTTTGCATCTAAAGAATATAATTACAAGATAGATATAAAATTAGATACAGATTTAAAAATAATATATCAACAATACATAGAAGGATATACTTTATTAGATTGGTGTGGAATATTAGAACAAGCCACTGAAATTCATACAGTATCTACATCTTTATTTTTTATTATAGAATTTTTAAATTTACAACAAAATCTTCATTTATATCCTAGAAAACCAATAGATAAAGATTTAAGTCCAATAAAATCACTATTAAGTAGTAAATGGATATGTCATTAATAAAATAAAATGAATAAAATAAAAGTATTTCTTCGTCATTGGAATGGAGCTAATAAAAGAAAATTAGATATTAGACCATATTGGTTTTCTTATGAAAATTGTTATAGATCTATAAAAAATGCAAATATAGATTTAACTATATTACTTGATGGAACTAAAAAAGATCACCATTTTAAATTTGATAGTACTGATAATATTATAGAATTTAATGGAGGTAGTGATGCATCTAGTTTATTATATGCATTTAATTATATAGAATCTTGTAATCTAAATGATGATGATATTATATATCTTATAGAAGATGATTATTTACATAGAGAAAATTGGGAAATTATATTATTAGAGGCATTTGAATCTTTTGATGTTGATTATGTAACTTTATATGATCATCCAGATAAATATTTTTTGCCAATGTATAATGATTTACAATCAAAATTACTAAATACTAAATCTTGTCATTGGAGAACTACACCATCAACATGTAATACATATGCTGGGAAATGGAAAACTTTTAAAAAACACTGGGTGGATTTTCATATAAAATATTGTTTACCAGAATATACTCATGATGGATATGATCATACTAAATTTATACAATTATGGAATTCTGGATCTAATTTAATATCATGTATTCCAGGATATTCTACTCATTGTGAAAATTTTTTTTTATCCCCTATAATAAATTGGTCTAAAATATGAAAATTAAAGACTTAATACAAAAAAGTTATTATGCATCTGTTGGTTATATAGAAAGTCAAGAAGATGTAAATAAATTAGAACAGTATATACTTTATAATTTAGAAATATTAAAATTATTCAAAGGTCATATACATTCTACAACTTATAAAAAAGATGATCAAGATTTAGTTCAATCATTGAATAATTTATGGAGTAAATATTTCCCTGATTGCATTTCTATATCTAATGGCATAAGTAGAGGACATAGTTTTGGCGCATGCGATAATGATGACGCAGTATTTAATTACTGTAAAAATCACGATATAAATTGGATGTGCAAATCTGCAAATGATATATTGCTCGATGCGTCTATTTTAGATATAGAAATTGATAATGCAGATTTTTATTATTACAATGGAATTGGTTTTGGTGGAATGATAAATTATAATTTTGATTTTGATAAGATTATAAAAGAGGACTTTTATCCACAAACAAATTTTTACTTCATTAATATTTCTAAGACAGATTATCTAAATGATAGAGTGCATGTAGAAGAGATATATTCTAAAATTTTAAAAATTCAAGATTATTCTGGCAGAGCGTGGGAATATGGATTTAGATCTTGTGAAGGATTATTAGCAGATTGTGTAAATAGAAATAGTCTTAATAAATATCATTTAATTAATAAAGACTCATATCTTAAACTTTTAAATTTAGTTAAAAATTATAATATTCATGATTGTAGTCATAAGAATATTATGATTAGCGGTCAATGTCATTTTCATCATTCAGATCAAGAAATTATAATAATATGATCTCAGTAATAATACCCACATATAAAGAGCCAGAGTATCTTGATCTGTGCATCAAATCGGCTATTTCTGGACAGTCTAATAAGAATCAGATATTAGTTATCGTTGATGGATTCTATGAGCTAAATAAGCTAGTATTAGATAAATATAAAGGTCAAATAGATGTAGTAGTTTTAGAAGAAAATCAAGGTCTTTGTAGAGCTATTAATATTGGGGTCTATAATGCAAAGTGTGATAATATTTTAATAGTAAATGATGATAATGTATTTCCTAAAAATTGGGATATTGATTTATTAAATTTATTTACACCAGGTCAAGTCTTATCACCAAATCAAATAGAGCCGAATCCTAGTATATTTAATCAATTTCATATAAAAGATTTAGGAAAAACTATAGATAATTTTGATTTTGATGCATTTATTCAATATTCACTATTTATAAAAGAAGATGATATTGACGAATATTATGGATCTACTTTGCCTTTTATGATGAAGAAGGCAGATTTTTTAAGACTTGGTGGATGGGATGAAAATTATCCTACAAATGGAGTTGTTGCAGATTGGGACTTTTTTCTTAAATGTAATCTATCAGAATTTAAAATGTCAAGAACTTACAATTGTCACTTTTATCATTTTGCACAAGTGGCAACAGGTACTCAAAGACAAGGTCAAGAAATACAAGGTCACGAATATGCTAGATATAAATGGGGATCTTATATTAAACATGATCCAGAAAGTAATTTAAAATATATAAACTAAGATCTTTTATTTTAAAATTTTATTATTATTTAATATGTTCTTATTATCTAAATTAATATCATATGAGTTCTAAAAATAAAAAAGAGGAAAAACCTCAAAGTAGAATAGTGGTTTTAGGAGATATTGATGATGAGAATGTAAATGACTGTATATCTCAAATATTAGAAATTAATGAATTAGATTCTAATGTACCTACTGAAAAATTAGAACCTATAAAATTAATAATAAATTCACAGGGTGGAGAAGTCTATAGAGGATTTGGACTTATAGATTGTATTGAACTTTCAAAAATACCAGTACATATTACTATATTAGGTCAAGCACAATCTATGGCACTACCAATATTATGTGTAGGACATCATAGATCAATGTCAAAAAGATCTACTTTAATGTATCATGAAGTCTCTTGGGAAATAGGATCTGACACAAAACTTAGTACTCATCATAAAGAAGTTGAAGAGGGTCATAGATTACAAGATATGTATGATTCTATTATTTTAGAACGCTCTAAAATACCAAAGAAGAAACTTGATGATATTAAACTCAGAAAAGAAGAGTGGTATATATCTCCAAAAGAGGCTCTTAAATTAGGATTGATTGATGAGATAATTTAAATATTTATAATAAAAATTACATGAATAATATAATACCAAAACCGAGAACATCAGTAAATATAGCTGGTAAAAAATTAGGTCTTCAGTTTGATTTAAATACTAATGAGACTAAGAGAGGAGTTAAGATGCAATTCATATTAGATTCAGATGAAATGGATCCAAAAGAAAAGCAAGATTTAACTGAGAAAATATCAACAGCTCTTCAAAAAAGATTTGGTGATGCTGGATTAATGGTGGATTTTGATGACAGAACTCCTTATAAAAATGTTATAGGATTTATTGTGCCATTAAATTCAATCACTAATATGTTGATTAATATACTTAAAGGTTCAAAATAAATCAAATAGTATTAGTTATGGCTTTAGCAAAAAAAGATAAAATAATTAGGGCAATATTTGACAATATACAGGAATTGACTGCGGAAGATATAGTAAAATCTCAGCAATTTTTAGATATGCTTAAAGAGAGAACTCCTATAGCAATAGAAGATGCTCATAAGTCTAATAAAATATTTGCAACTTTATTTGAAATAAATGACTCTACATCTTATATAGAAATTCATAAAAATAATTGGATCTCTGCATTAGAATCAATATTAGCTATGTATGTTACTCAAGAGGACTATGATACGTGTAAAAAAATAGCATGGTTGATACAAGAGATAAAAGACAAGCAGAAAAAAATCCCGTTAAAAAAGTAAAAGGTCATGGAAGAATATAAGCAAATACAAGAGGCAGTAAATTCTATATTGAATATACAATCATTTATTAAAAAAAAGGCGCAAAGAGGTGGGATTGAAAAGAAGAGAGAGATCTTTGTAATGATCATAAATATGATAGACGAGGCTATAGTAAGATCAAATATAGCATACTCAGATCTAGAAATAGATACTGCTAAATATGATGAAAAGTTTTATAGTATTATTGATTATCTACTTCTTATGAGTTATGGACCTGAATGTTATGATCTAATTAGCTTTTATCTTTGGGAACGTATGGATGAAGATGGTAATTCTCTAGCGTTAGTAGACACATTTGGTAATCATATAGAATTTAAAAGTCCTTATGATCTTTGGGATTTAATGATAAAAATTAATCCTAAAATAAATAAATAGAGATTTTATGGCAGACTTATTCCAAGATCCTAGACAGGCTCTCAAGGATCGTAATGCTAAATTAGTTATTCCAGAATCTAAAATAAGAGAGGCTATAAATCATAGTAATTATATTTATAAAGCCGCTGCATATCTTAATGTATCTACGGATAGATTTAAAAATTACGCAAAAAAATATTTAGATCCAGATACTGGGTTAAATCTTTTAGAATTACAAAATAGAAATTTACTTTTAGCTAAAGCTCAAGAAATAGGTAAAAAACCAATAAGAACCTATAAAAGCTATCATGATAAGAATGAGTTTACTGAAGAGGAGATAAGATATGCGATGTCTGTTACTTTATGTAATAAACAGGCTGCAGAAATTTTAGGGGCTTCACCATATGTATATAAGAAATGTGCATCTGCTATTATAGATGAAGAGACTAAATTAAGTCTTTTTGAAATACAATATCAAAAGTGGAAGAAATACTCATTTGAAAAGTATAAACTAAGAAAAGAAAAATTTAAAAATTACGATCCTCAAAAGGCGGCTGAAATAAAAGAGAAGTGGGAAAAGCAGAAATTCACATCTGAAAATCTCCCACCAATGAGCGAACGCCCAGATAATTGGAAATATAAAGGACTTGAATTATCTGAAGAGATTATTCGAGGCGCTATGCGTAATACTAGGTCTAATAAAGAGGCGGCTCAATGGCTGAGAGTATCATATAAGACTTGGAAAAAGTATGCAAAAATGTATATTGATCAACAGACAGGTAGATCTTTATTTAATTTGCATTTATCAAATGGTACAGGTATACCAAAAGCAAGAACTAAAAAGACTAAAAATAGTTTTCAATTTGTAGAATTAGGATATCAATTAATTAAAGGTCAAACTGCCACTCCTAAAAGAATTGATCAATTAGCCTCAAGACTTATGAAAGATGGTAGACTTGGATATTCTTGTAGTGAGTGCGGATATTGTTCTAAAAGACCTATTGATATGAAGATGCCCCTAATGATAAATTTTATCAATGGAGATCGTTCTGATTGGACTGAAAGTAATTTAAGATGGGTATGTTATAATTGTGCTTTTATACTAGCTTTAGATTTTACTAATAGAAATAAACGACAAATATTACAAGGTACTGCTCCAGAGTCTCCAGATGCACCACAAGAATCTGAAAGCTTTTATAAAATAGATGATTTTTATTTAGAACATCTTAAAAGTTTGGGAATTGGACAATTAGCAGAAAAAGTTCAAGAGCCTATAAAAGATGATAAAAATCCACTACCAGAAGATCTTATAGATTACCAATAGTCTACTTAAAAGATAGATTTCTATTCTTCAATTTTAATTTATACTTTTGTTAAAAATTAAGGTTATGAAATATAAAATCACAGAATTTTTCTTTGGAATTCCAGCAAAAGGTCAATCAATTTTATCAAATTCAATTGGGTTTAGGACATGTGAACCAGAAAATAGACCAGATTTTAATAAATGGGCTATTGATTATAATGTAAGTTCAAGAGTGCCTATTACATTTAGGCAATTAGCAATGACTCATAAAATACAATAGATTTGAAAAAGATCAATAAGGGAAATCTTTTAAGACTCTTAGCGTATATTTTATTTTCTTTATATATAACTTTTAATGGAATAAAGATAGATATTGGAAATTTTAAATTTTATGTTAATGGTCTTTTAAAGAGTGAAATTCCTAAATAAAAGTAGTACATTTTGGTTTTTTCTAAATAATGATAATATTTATTATTATAAGAATTTACCATGATAATATTACAATCTAATATAACACCGATGCCTAATCCACTTAGTTCTTATCAGAACTATGTATTACAATATGGAATATTAGGGATAATTACTGTTATACTTGCCTGGGTTGCATTTCATCAATATCAAAAATTAGTAGAGAGAAATGCGCAATTAGAGCAAAAGATAGACAAAGTACAATTAGATATGACGAATTTACTTATAGAAGAGCGTGATAGATTAGCTAAACTTATAGAAGATAATACAAGAGCATTAACAGAATTACAGAAGTCTATTTTAACTTTTATGATAAACCATAAATAATATTAAATATGGAATTCATTATGTCTTATTTTGTATATATAATATTCATTTTAACAATAATTATACTTTCAATATCACGTAAAAATAAAAAAATATTAAAGTATTATCAAAATAAACACAAAAGTTAAATTTTTTATTTACAAAATTTTTATTTAATTTTATATTTTAAATCAGTTTTGAATAAGTATGCAGCAAGAATTAGAGAATAAGTACTATTGTAAAGTTTGTAATGTAGAAATACATCCAAAAAGAGCAGCATTGGGATATAAAACCACATGCGTAAATCACTCAGAAACATCTAAATTTACAGGATTAATAGTTATAGAAGGCACAGAGAGCAATGAAGTCTCTTCAATAGAGATCATAAGAGATCCTAAAATAGCTCAAGAAATACAGAGACTTAAATCTATATCATCAAATTCAGATATTTATTAAAAAATAATTTATCTGTATGTCAAATATTAAAGAAGCTATAAGCACATTACCAGACTACGAACAAGAGCAAGTAAAACAATATGCAACTTCTCTAAAAGAGATCAAGAAAAAAATTATAGAACTTATTAATAAGGGTAAAAAAAATCTTGAAGAGTCTGGAGGTAATATGAGTAATAATTTAATATTACATGATGAAGAATAAAATTATATTTTATGGAAGATAATAATAAGGTAATTTCTCCTGAAGAATTAATAGATCAAATAAGAATATCTATGGAATATGCATATATATTAGGATATTCCGAGTGTCTTAATAATACAAATTCAGGATCGAATATAAAATCTTCTAATCCAGACAGGGCTATAAAATATTATATAGATACCCTAAAAATAAAATACGGTATTTTAAACCAATAAAATAAAAATTAAAAGTTATGAACAATCACATCGAAGTTCCACAAGAAACAGTCTCCACATTTTTTAGTGAAAATGGAATAGCCGGATTTGAAGTAGACATTTATTCATTTAAACAATTTATTGAATCTACTGAAGGAGATCCAAATGATGCATTAAGGTCTAAATTTGAAAAATTTTTGGATGATCTTGTAGAAAATATGAAATTTTATAAAAATAAAAGAGTAGTAAATTAATACTATACTTAGAAAATAAGTTTTTATATCTCATCTATTATTTTTACTTTTGTATTGTAATCTATTTTTAACACATAAAAACTCAAAAAAATGAGGAATCAAACAAATCGTCCAAAGCAGTACAAGACTCGTTCTTACATTCAAAAAGCGATCATCGCTAATCGCCGTCTCCGTAATGGTGATATTACTCTTACAGCAGAGCGTACTGGTTATTCTATTACACATGTAAGTGATGTAGTAAGTGGTAAGCAGTTTAATACTCGCATTATGAATCATATTTTTAATATGGCTCGTAATCGTAAGCAAAATGCTGAAATAGTCTCTGAGATTAACTAATTAATAAAAAAAGAGACAATACTTATTAAAAGACTTACAAAAAAAGTAGGTCTTTTTTTTATACTTAAAATTTAGACTTTATCTCTAATCAATAATATAATACTTTTACTTTATGAGCAATATTAAATACCAATCTACACCGATCTATTGGCCACTTAAACATAAAACTAATCAGTATGAAAGAGTATATTATCCAGATCATAATAATAAAACCATGATTTTGATTAAAATTGGCTCTGTTTATAAAGATAAGATAGTTACTTCTATATTTGTTGGTCATACGAGTGTTTTTGTAAATTATACAATTCAAAATGATAATAAAATAAAATGTGTACCAATAAGTACTTTTATTAGTAAATTGTCATTATAATATACTCTTAAACTAAATTAAAGCTATCCAGATTATTAAATTTGCTATTTAAATAATAAAATCAAAGTATTATATTATAGAGTATTAGATGATCAAGAATAGCATCTAAATTTAATTTAAATTTCAAGTGAATCTATAAATAAAAATATATGAATTTAGATATTAGAAAAATTTCAGATAGTGATTTTGAAATTATTTCAGAGACACATATAAAATAATATTAATAATAAATAAAATAAAAAAAGATGATTAAAAACCAAACAATTTATCAAGGTAGAATAGTATTGAAATTTGAAAAATATCCACATTATACGAGTATTTCAGATGGCGTGCTAAATAAAATTCATCTAGATCTTGGATTTACTAAACTTGTAAGTAGAATAATGCCCACAAAACTTTCTAAGACAACTAGTAAAATGATTCTTAATAAAGAAAAAGTACATTTAATAGAGACTAAAACTGGTGGATTTATTAGGGATTATAAAATTGAAGATCCATTTTTGTCTCATTCGACTAATCCAGAAATATTTTACTTATATGATAGTTTTGTAACTGCAGATGGTAATTATATAGGCGATGCCACTATTGGTTGGTTTTATTATAAAAATAATTTTAAAGTTTGCCAAGATTACCCTATTGGAGTAGCAGAGATATATGATAATGAAAAACTTGAGGCATATTATGGATTTACACATAGAGGAGGTGCGCCATTTTATATAGGAGATAAATTATTTGAAGAGACATATATTCCAAAAGAAGAAGATTTCGAAGAGTGGGAGTGGGCTGGATTTGAATATGATATGAATAATAGTGATAGTGATGATAAAAATATATGTGATTATATTCCATTTAGAAAACGAGGTAGTAAAATAATAGAGACTTTAGAAGAGGCAAAACGGGCAGCTATTAATCTTTCTGAATATTTGTCATAAAAATATTTTATAAAAAGTTTTTTTATCAAAAAATAGTTGTACTTTTACATCATAATAATTAACTCACCACCCCGCTACCAACGGCGCAGGTAAAAAGAAACAGTATGAAACATTTGATAAAGCACCTCCTAAAAACAAACATGGATAAGATATTATCCAAATCACTTTTAAACTGTCATGTTATGGGTATGCATAGCATTATGTTGGTAGATTGCCCAGAAAGTAGAATAAGGTTGTATGTAGCTGACTATAATCATGAACTATGGAAAAATTGTACAACTCCTATATCGTTGGCTTATCACCCACATCATTGCCAATTGACACTACATGTCACTAATGGTATTTTGCAAAACAAGATTGTCAGGGTAGTTAATGAGGTTACAGGTAATGATTGCATGGAATTTGATAGGTGGATATATTCTTCTAAAATAAACACCGATACAATGCGATTTATAAAAGATGGTACCGATTTTTTACAGGATGTTAGCACCACAAATATTCTTCAGGGTGAATCTCAATTTATGAAAGCGTCTACTATTCACACCGTTTTTGTTCCTGAAAATACACGTGCATCGTGGTTAGTTTATGAGGGCAAGGAATGGGATGGTTATAAGCCATATGCGTGGTCAAATCAAGACTTAGGAATTGTAAATGCAGGTGGACTTTACGGGAATGCTACTGAATATGACATCAATCATTTATTAAGAATATCTAACCTTATTTAACTAACCACTCACTCAAAGAAGATTATGAAAATAGAAAATAAAAATGTGGTTTTTTTGCTTAATGACGACAGGCTATGCAAAAGCAATAATCTGCAACAATTTTTTAGATGCAAAAAAGGTCGTTCTATGGCAAATAGACTAGAAGTAATAAGATTTGAAGGGCAACTTTGGTTTGTTACACTAGGCTGGCTAGTCAGAGGAAAGGAAACGAGGTTTATTGGGAATATAAAGCCGATACAGACGATGTAGCACCTGGCGGATGGGATAATGTAGGTGCAGACGAAAGACCTGAATATGCCCGTTGGAAATCTCCCGCCACGATGCCCCGTGAAGCTGCGAGGACGTGGTTAGAGATAGTGGGTGTTAAGTGTATGCGAACACGAGAACTAACCAACAAACAATGCTATACGCTAGGTATCACACCGCCCGACAAAGCGGCATTTGACGAGAACAAATTTATATTTATTTACGAGTTTAAACTTACAGACAAATGAGCAAACAGACAGCATTGCAGATGGCTATTGAGTATGTAAGCGGATTGACCAACATTGACAATTCGCAAAGATTACGCATAGTAGCTCAATTAGATTCACTTCTCCCCACCGACCAGCAGTAGATAGAGCAAGCGTACTATGAAGCAGGAGTATATACTTGGAGTATGCAAGAATCAGAAGATAAAGCATCCGACTACTTCGCCACGACCTACGGGGCAGAGCAGAGCGGTGAGGTTAATCAGGACGATGTTGCGCTAGTATTATCTCATTATGACGGGGCAATTCATTTTAGTGAAAAGAAAGGTTATAGCTGCATACTGCGTAGTGAAACCGAAATAATGTCTATCGGGGAAGGCGTAAACGAGCAAGCCGCGTGGGCATCAGCAGCAAATCGTATTCGTGAACAGTTAAAACAAGGTAAGTAACCCGCAGGTAGCGGATTAAATATAGATAAATGAAAAAATACATTTTAGTTTTCGGTACAATTCTCCTTGCATCGTGTGGAGATTTACCTAATCAAGTTAAAAACACAACTGCATTGAAAGAGCAGGCGCACACAGAAATAAATCAGAGGGACTTATTAATAAAACAGCCGCCTCCAACTATCACATGGAGTTTGGAGCGTGATAACCTGATTAAAAGGTTTAAACTTCAAAATGACAGAGGGGTAATGTTTTTCATGTATGTATTTATTGAGGGACAAGCCCAACCAATAGGCTATTACCAAATAAATAAAGTTAGTTCCGTGAATAGCCAACTTACAAATACTATGCAGATTATATCTGGTAGGGATGGGGGCAATAATCTACCGTATGAATCATGCGAGGTAATACCATCGCCTGCTGAGGATGGTAGCTATGGAGAAAATGGCAATGCAGTTTTTGGATTTACCCCTGACGATGTGTACATCGAAACAAACATGAAGTACATAACATCTACTATTCCCCTGACATTCAGGGAGCCAGTAAATAGGCTTGCAATTATTTCAACTGACGAAGCAAAAAAATTATTGGAAAACACTAAAAAAGCAATGAAGTAATGAAAACATTCCGAATAGTAGTACTAGTAATTTTAGGAATAGTCGCCCTTTCTGTTTTTGGTTTTATGGGGACTACTTGCAATAACGCACAAAATCAAGTGCAAGACCACGTAGTAAATAATTCGTTTGACAGCTACGAGGAATATCAGGAAATATATAACACTTGCCAAAAACTAAATACAGACCTCTGTAACATAAAAGATGTTCCTGATTCTGATAAAATGTTTGAGCAATTCAGCAAGTCGCAACGCATTGTAAATATAAAACAGACCCTCAACAGGTGGATTGAAGAATATAATGCAAAGTCTAAAATGTGGAACAGGTTTATGTGGAAGTCTAAAGGATTGCCATATCAACTAAGCACTACTGATTTTAATTGTTACTAACACATTCCAAAATGGTTTCTTGCCCGTTCGATTCGGGCATTGGAGCAAAAATAAAAATAAGTAAAACCCCGCAGGTAACGGATAAAAACACACAAATTAATGGAAAGGAAAGAACGTAAAGAAGGGTATTATGCAGTTAAAAGGAAACCCCCATATAATTCAAGTAGTGAACTTGCATATTGGGATGGGCGTATATGGCTAAAAGGTAAGTTTAATGAAACAGCAACCGATTCTGATTTCTCCTACATTTCCCCCGTCACCGATACCGATGGAGCAGGAGAGTGTAATACCAACAAATAAGACTTCATTAGACCGTGATATTCTATTTGCGAAGAACTATGTAAAAGATGCAAGAAACAAATCAATTTTACAGCCGATAAAAGGACTTGATTATTTCTTTGAGCAAGCCATCAATGCAGCCCGAAAAGAGGCTATTGACGAGGTGTTTGAAAACCTGCCAAAGTTTATAGAAACCTACATTCACTTGCCTACCGACATGATAAGAATGCAACCTAACCCCGAAGCCATCGATAACCTAAAAAATAGTATGAAATGAAAATAGATGAAAAGAAGGTATATAAATTGTATATGGAGTGGGTTAATAAAGTCAGTGATGAATTTGATTGGAAAACCACATTTGGACCAAAAGAAATAGTAAATAAGATAGTGAATATAATAGAGACATATCCAGAATTAATAATCAAGGAGTAACCCAAGACAATAAAGAAGGAGAGCATAATTAAAATAGATCTATAACAATAACTATAAGAATAATATAGATAAGATCACTAGTATAGAGAATAACACTCCAGGATATAAATAAAGCAGAGAGTTTATAAAAGAAGTATAATAATATAATTTATAATAAAAAAACAAGGCATGACACCATTAATAGCAAGAATGATCCTAATAGGAATTTATATAATAAGTGCAATCAGAGTATATAGATGGACAAGAAAGGCCTACTCTATAGGAGGTAGATTTCAAGTATCAGAGATTAGTGCTGATATGTTATATTTGACATTGCAAATACAATAGCTGCCCGCATTACTCTATTTGAAAGTCCATTAGCAGAACCAAAGAAATCAAAGAAATTTAATTATAACAGATTTTTTAGAATAAAAAAATAGGGGCGTGGTAAATCCTATAGAAATAGTAGTAAAGTAGGTATAAGAGGCGGTCTCTTAAAAATTAGGTAAATAGGTGTAAAATATCGGTATAAAGAAGGGGATTATAGAGAGGCGATTTTAGTGAAACTGGGAGGGAGGGTTCCAGGACTTTGAAACTCACAGGAAAAAATTAATCTTTCGAGTGAATTAATAAATCTTCTCTATCTATAAATATGCGTAAACTTGCGAAAATTATTATTTTTTTAAAAAATTTTTTATTATTTTTATAGAAAAAACACGTAAATCAATATGGGACTACTTATCACGATTAATACAATAATATTAATTTTTAATTTTATAACTCTATTTGCAAGTATAGCGACACTACTTCATCCAGCGTATACATACTTTCGCAGAGATGAAAAGCGATTAGTCTATATGATTATAGTAATATCACTATTAGCTATGCTGTTATTTGGATATGATGTATACTATCTAGTATTAGCAAAAAAAAATTTTTAACAGGCACCGGAGGTCTCCTGCAAAGGTAAAACAAAAAAGGTATCTGGGTAGACCAGAAAATAAAAAAGGTATTTTTTTATAGTCTCTACCGATTGACTTCCTATTTAGCAAGGATCATTGACATCAACGAGATCTGAAGCTAGATCAGATACGCCTTGTGGGCCTGCAGTGATATAATGTCTATAAGAGAGGTCTATTTATTTTTTTCTGTGTCATCCATTTCCAAGCGCTAGGGCTATGCTACTCTGGACCAGTGGCCTAATTGCTACGCAGACTATATAATAAATCAACTGCTCTTACATTCATAAATATACTAGTTTTGGAGAAAAAACAAAAAAAGTATCCAGAAAACAAAAAAAGTATTTTTTACTATAAAAACAAAAAAAGTATCTAGGCAGACCAGAAAATAAAAAAGGTATTTTTTTAAAATAAAAAGAAATAAAAATTAAATTGAATTAAAATCCTCTATTATAATAAACATCTCTAGATTATACGCACGTGAAAAGAAAGTAGAAGGGGGAGTAAATCTAAAATAGATTTGATATTATAAAAAGAAATATATTCTAAAGAGCTTTTAAATATCAAAATTACTTTTTACTTTTACTATATGAAAAACACAATTGAAATACTAATCGATAGGCTAGGCTCTGAAAAGGTGCACTTTAAATTCACAAAGATAGATGGCACTTTACGTGAGGCTCTAGGCACAACAAATCCAGAACTACTACCATTAGAGGCCAAAAGGGGTGGAGATCGTAAAACTCCAAAAACGGGCGTAGTAAATTTTTATGATTTTATTGCAGATGGGTGGAGATGCTTTCAAAAGAGCTCGGACATAATCATCTTAGAATAATATAACCTACTCATATACCTCCTAATTCCTCATAATCACAATGTAAAAGTACACCTTATTTTTGACACTTGACACTATTTTCTAGTATATTTGTTTTTATAATATCGTCTAAAGTCAGTCGCAGGGCGGAGTATACCCATCCTCGGTAAGTAGCTCCGAACCTTTCAGTGACTGCTGGCGTTGCAATTTGATAGGGTAAAAGTAAAAGAAATACCTGACACTTAGAAATTATTTATCAGGTATTTCTTTTTTTAATGTCTAGATCTGTCCTGACCTAGTAGCGAGAAATAGCAGATCATTGAGCTCGATCATTGCCTGATAGGCCGCTGATTTTGAGTGGGCTCCTATGTGAAACTCTATAGGCTCATTCTTATCCAACACTCTGCCCTCTTTCCAGTCATATATTGTGAATACCTCACCAAGATCATTTTCACAATCCCAATCAAAGTTGGTTTTATCCTCGCCAGTATTGTATTGGCCTTGAGGCTCTCCTATAATATGTATAAGATCATTTACTGAGCATGTCACTGTGTGACCACTGAATGTGGTTCCGATTGTAGATTTGTTTGTTAGCTTTGCCATAATTTTTAGTTGTTTATTATGATGTAAAAGTAAGACAATGATTTGACACTTGAAAGAAAATTATCGTATATTTGTTTTTATAAATTAG